ACTGATTTTACAGGTAGAAGTTATGATTTTGCTAAATCTTTAGGCCTTAGCAACGATTGTATGTTTTATCCAGGTGATTTAATAACAATCTTTGGACCAACAGGTAGTAGCAAAACTACACTGGCACATAACATTGCGTTAGGATACAACCATTTCGAAGACAGAATAGATACAGATGCACAAATACCGACATTATATCTATCACTCGAACTAGCAGGTTGGTACATGCACAGAAGAAGCCTTCAAATAGTAGGGAACCAATCAAAAGAAACCGTAACAGCAGATTATGAAAAGCTATATGGTTTAGTAAAAGATAAAGTGCAACATATAAACGTACAAACTGTAGCCCCGACTTTAGAGCAGATACAAACTAAAATAACAGAATTACAGCCATCAATGGTAATCGTAGATTATATTGATTTAGTTGAGACTCCCCCATCAGTAAGAGGGGAATATGAACAGATTAAATATATCTCTCATGGATTGTCTAACATGGCCGTAAACCTTGATATTATTATAGTACAGGTATCGCAGGTAAGTCGAGATTACAGTAGAAACGAAGTACTAGATCTTTACGCTGGTAAAGGTTCAGGAGCTATAGAAAATGCTTCTAGAAAAGTAATTGGTCTTAACGGACAAGCAAATTCAGCAAAAAAGTCCGTTGAGTTATTTAAAAACACTGATGGAGAGCTATTCAAAACAGAAGTTGAATGGACACCATCTTTCAGACTACGGAGGACAAATGTCTAACAAACCAACAACAAGAGACTTAATAGGTACTTTGATTGATTTACAAATCGATAAAGACAATCTAGACCTTCAAATGAGCTCAGTAAGCGAATGCACTAAAGAACAAAGTGACGCCTGGGACAATGAAGAAAAGAGACTTAATTCATCCATAGCTACTATTAAAAAAGAAATAGCAAACAAAACAAGTGCTATAGACCATTTTATAGTAGAAATGAATCGAAACAAAGACCTTATTAATGCAGAAATACAGTCATATCAGGATGAAGTTAAAAGACTAAGAGGACGTAAATCTTCTATTCAAAGAACTGAAGACTATTTCAATAAAGAGTTATTACCAATGATAATAAGTACAGTTGGTAATGATGGTGTTTTCAAAACAGATACTACTAGGTACAAAATGTATGAAACATGGGGACCTTTAGAAATAACTGATGAAGATGCTATAAACGATAACTATAAACGTTATAAAGTTGAAGTAGATAAGAAAAGAGCTAGACAAGATGCCATCAAAGCAGCAGAAGATGGTATGGGTATTGCTGGCTTTAAACTAGAAAAAGTTAAAAGAATAAGGAGGTCTTAATGGTCAACATTACACATAACGACGGCGGAGCATTGATTACTTTATTTAGATCAGTAGGCCTAGGCTTTGCAAAGGTACAAACTAACAAAGAGACATCAATTACATTTACAATTAAGCTTTGGAAATTGCATTTCTTTATTAGTTCTGCCTGGATATAGGAGGGCTTATATGTGGCATATAAGAAAAATATAAAGCGAAGAGGACATGTTAAAAAGTGGGAAGACAAATTTATGAAGGTGTTACCAATACACCACGGGCATTTCGCCAAAAAAGTCTTTCACAGATTAATGAAAAAGACCTCTTCATTGAAATCATCGCTAAAGAAAAGGAGTAAAGAATATGAAGTCGAATTTAATATTACTCTGGAAGAGATTAGAGTTATGTTTCTTAAATATTATGGAAAGCAGTGTAGGTATTGTCCTGATTTATTGCTGGTATCTAACATTGTATGTGACCATATGTACCCTCTTTCTTTGGGTGGTGATTCAACACCTAAAAACCTAACAATAATATGTAAGAGATGTAATACCCGTAAAGGGCACTTAACAGACTCAGAATACAAACAATTGTTAGCATTTTTAAAGGATAAGCCAGACAATATGAAGAACTATATTCTTCGAAAACTAGCAAAGGGGGATAACTTTGAGAGTTAATATGGTAAATACGGTTAGAGGGTTTATTGTTGCAAAGCCAGAGCTAGCAGATGACGACGTATCACTAATATACGCAATCTGGGCATGGCAATTAAAAAACGACAAACCTTCTAAAGACGTTAATAAAATGACAGCAAAAGAACTTATGAAATGTTGGAAGATAGGGAAAATATCTTCTGCATTTAACATTTCTAGGTCACGAAGAAAATGTCAACAACATTATCCAGAGACCAGAGGAGATACGTATGTCAAAAAACAGAAACAGCAGGAACGAGTTAAAGCAGATGTCAAAAGAGAAACTGTTGAAGCAGATAGAGTTTTATCAGAGAGATCTGGAGATAGCAGCATCACGAGCCCTTAAGTATTATACGGCTTTTAATGCAGTGGTAGAACATTTTAATGAACTACCTGATGACTTAAAACCTGACTTAGACAAAAGACTGAAAGAGATTGGTCTTTAAATAAATAAGAGTAAGAGCTGTAGGCAAAGGATACAAGTGGCTAGAATGATTGGTCATTCGTCGGGATTGTCTGGCTGGAAGTTGCAGAAGACAGGGGATAATAAAGCCTGAAAACTAAAAACTCTGAAGTCCTACAGCTAGCTCTTTAGTTAGGAGAAATATGTCAGAAAAAATGAACTATAAATATAAAATGACAAAGTGCATGTCTTGTCAGAAATTCATCTCAGCTGCAGCATGCAACTTTGGATGTCCTTATTGTGGATATACAGACGGTTGAGATACAAGCATTCCTCCGTTGGAGGATATTAAAGGAGTCGGCAATGACAAAGAAAGATTACGAGTTAATAGCAGCAGTGATGAAAAGTCACAAAGTGTTATTCGAAAAATCAACAAAGATAATAATGAAGTCATTAATGGAACATCTAAAAAAAGATAACCCAATGTTTAACGAAAGTAGATTCAAAAATGCAAGTGGATTTATTGATAATTAATCTCATTATTATTATATTTGCTTGCAAAACATTAGAGGTAATGGGTGGAGCGAGGCACTTTGGGAGATTAGTGTCGCTAAGTCCTGTAGTGCACAAACCCCACCCATATCTAAAATCATCTCTACATAAAAAAAGGGCTGTAGACACCCAGTACGTAGAAGAAACTATTGAGGATTCTCACTATGTTCTAGGCTTTACAGCCCTAAGACTTGTTCTCTACCTCTACGCACAAATATCTAGCGACACTATCCTCAATAGTACAGCAACTTACCCTAAGATTTCAACTATAACTAACAATAAACGAATAAAAAAGGAGAGCCAATGGCTTACACTAAGTTAGGAAAAAGCACTTTATACATTAATAAAGATGCAACAGAAGACAACAGACAACCACATTTTAAAGGTAATATCACAATTGACCATGCAATACCTGCAGGGGCACAAATTGGATTAGCTGGGTGGTTGAATGAAAAAGGTAACGATAAATCTTTATTCTTCGCATTGAGCGCTAAGGATGAAGAGTTGTCATCAGATAAGGAGGACGATCTGTTTCCGCCATCATAATGGAAATGGAAGAGATTGCTATGGTAATTCAACTTCGTCATGAAATTGGAGTACGAGAAGCAATATTAAACGTTCTTAGCCAACGGGGAGGTAATAATGGCAACACTAGTAAACCTGAGTAATAGTATAGAAGCAAAGCTTCGCTCAGAAAACAAAAAAGACTCTGGACCGAAAGCCTATTATTTAAAAGAATATAGAGGTTTAGATGTATTCGCAAGGGCTAAAAAGGCAGCGTTATCTGTTTCAGACAATGGCAAAGCCTGGTGGATATATGATTTCGTTTACAGAGAATTAACATGGAGGAATCCTAAATGCGACTAGCAGAACACAATGAGCTTCTTGAAGATATATTCAAAGAAGTTCGAACTATAAGAACTGCAGGTCAGAAGGAATACGCTCACGATAGGGATAATTGCTTTGCAAATTTTGAAAGAATTGCAAAACTAATGGACTCAGATCGTGAGACTGTTCTAATGACATATCTAATGAAACATATAGATGGTGTGCAGTCTTACATAAAAGGTCATAAAAGTCAACGAGAAGATGTAAGAGGTCGAATCGTTGATATAATAGTCTATCTAACCCTATTATGGGGAATGGCTGACCAAGACGATATTAATAGTATCGATTTAGAGGTTAGTGCTGAGCACCATATGTCTAAGAAGTTCAAAGATGAATGGAAATCAGAACCTGATAGATTTAAAGTGGAAGGATACGATAGTAATGGAGAAAAAACCACTTAAAGAAGCTGAGGAATACATAGAGCAAAACATGAAAGCTGATAACGGTAACCTTGGACTTATTGCTTGGAGATTTCTAGTAGGATGTCGTATATTAGAATGTCTGGAAGATATGAACGGCGCGCCTAAACAAGGTGTTGACGTTGAAACGAAATATCTTAATATGGACCATTCTAAACTACGATTTGGCGACTACGAAATCTATCTGGCACACAAGCCTGATGGTCATGGTAAACAGTTAAATGAGCCGAACTCAGAGTAGACCTCAGCCAAGAGGCAATACTTTATAGGGGGAGTTAAATCTCCCCTTATAAAACAAAATCATCAACATCTATTGCTAATAAAGGTGCATAATGTTTTTCTGTTGTAGCAACTGATTTATGACCTAAAAGCTTAGATGTTTCATATATACCTATCTTTTTTATCATTCTTAAACCAAATGTTCGACGTAAATCGTGCAAAGTACCAGACATGTTAAGTTTCTTCATATTATCCCTAAAAGCTCTTGATGCAGTACAGGCTGAATAGTTCCATTTATTTTTTTTTGCTCTAAGGAGTACTCGTTGCGCTTGCACTGTAGTTCTAATTAAACGGTCCTCTCCCTTACTTCGTGCTTTTATATAATGACCAAAGTCTTCAAAATCAAACCTTCTTACTTCACATTGTCTTGCACCAGTATAATATATAAATCTAACCATTTCTTGAAAATGTAATGGTCTTAGTTCGTTAAGTATAATCTTTAATTCTTCGTCATTAAAAACACGCGTTCTATGGGTAAATTTATTACCACCTGACATTGGTATATGATTATCTGTTAAACCTTCTGTAAGACACCATTTACTGAGCCTATTTAGGCATCTAATAATCATAGCTCTATAGTTAGTATCTGGAAATCCATCAAGGGCATAACGATTAAGACTTTTTTCGTATATACCTTTAGTATTAGGTGACCAGCCGTGATCAGCTGCTAAGAATTGTTCTTTAAATGGGATGACGTGCTCAAAAGACATAGGTTACTCCTTCTCTTGAAGCAAAGTACCCTCGGCAGGAATCGAACCTGCATCTAATGCTTAGGAGGCACTTTACTTCTTTTTTTTATTGTTAACTTTTGAAGTTATATACTTATAAGTATTGTCGCAATAGAATTTTGGTAAATTCGTGCTACTACTCGTCCAGTAATTCTTCGGTATCTTTATCGTCTTCGTCATCTGTTAACCTATGTTTAGTTGCTTCGTCTGCAAATTGCATATAAGGTAATCCAGTAGTCTTTTCTACTGTTCTCATTGGGTTTTCAATAATCCCTTTAACATCTCTAGCTAATCTGCCAAACGGGAACATAGTCCACATTTGATATTCAGATATTCTGCTAAAATCATTATTAGCTACCGCATTAAAAGTAGCAGGGACCAACCGCAATCCTGGTGGAGTAACCATTTGGAGCGGAGCAACAGCAGTTGGCCACTGCCCAAAGAAAGCTCTATCCCTCTCTTTTTCATCACCGAACAACCAATCAGCCGTATCTTGGAACCAAGAATAAGGTTGAGGCATCGCCGACTCAAATAAGGAATACGCAAATACATTACCTAATGCAAAAACAAATTGATCTGTTACAAACTGCCTTTTGAATCTTTCAAATTCAGGTGTACCACGTCTAAAGTCATACATAGCAGCTGCCTTATAAACATCTTTTCTAAACCTTACACTATTCCAAGCCCATGTTTGAAAACGTGTCATAGCTTTACCTAAAGAAGTTGTAGAAAAAGCAGGTCTATATGGAGCACTATACAAAAACTGAGTTGCTTTAACACCTTTTTTAGCTTCAGAAATCAATATAGGGTGGTCTAGTTCCATATTAGCGTGACCATATCTTTCTCTTGCTGCTAAATAATGTGCCACAAAGGCATCCTGTCTTAACATTCTTTCAGGTTCTCTCATGAACCATGCAGCCTTATTAAATAATGAATCGCTTATTTTATGCTTTTTAGCTATATCCATTAAAGTTTCATCTTTAACAGTAGGGTCTTTTTGCAGTTTTTTAGAAACTTCATCTAAGAAACCTCTGTATTTACCCTTTTTAAAGAAAGGACTTAGACCAGCTTCGTGCATTACAAAATCAGGTACTACACCGTGGCTAATTGCCCATTTAGCGACATCTTTCATAGTTTTCCAATGTATTGCCTCACTACCAGCTAAATTGGTTTTTAACCAGTTAATATTCCTTGCATTTCTCCAATTTCTCCAACCAACAGATTGAACAGTATGCATAGTACCACCAAATATGTTTGCCATAGAAGATTTTGGGTGAGCAAGTAAAGTAGCCATTTGAAATTTAGCTTCCATATTACTCCAGTGCCGTATATCCATTTCATCGACACCTCTTAATTCTTCAGGTAATCTTGTATCTTGACCAATACCAAGCTTTTTCTTAATATTGCTTAACTTAGCAGCGACTCTATTATCAGCCCACCAGGCATAAGGTGTACCTCTGACATTCATTAATTTAGCTTTATCACCTTCTAACCATGACTTAGGTATTCTACTTGGATTTCCTAAACTTCGTGTAATATAATCTTGTATATAATCAGACCAGGCATCAGCTTGATCTCTATCTTTCCATTTTACAGCTGTATAATCATGGAATTTTTGCAACATGTGCTGTGAGGTCACCTGTGCAACTTGTCTAAAGTATGCATCTATAAGATTTTTACGATATACCTCCCATGCACCTATATCTCTAGCCCATCCTGCAAGATGCGCACTTCTTTCCATCATATTACCTGTAACAGGACTTCCTGTTAATTGTTCTATAACAGGGTCTGATAATCTTCTTTCTGCCACGGCATTTAATGCAGAATCAAACATATCAGCATCTACAACATCATCTATATACCATTGACCTGTTAAAGTTCTATATCTAGTCACTAAGTTTGCTTGTTGAGCTTTAAATTGGTCTTCAGTAATAGCATCATTTTTATAAGCAGCGTTCAATTCATCTACTTGTTTTTTTACAAACTCTATAGACTTAGTTTTATTTTCAATAATATGAGGGTGGTATTCACTAGGGTGTAGCGTTTCTGTTTCTTTAATAGGATTTTTCTCAAACGCACGAATCATTTTAAAGATAGCTTCTTTTTGCTTTTTATCATAAACATTACGTCTAGACTCTTTGTATAACTGGTTTATTTTAAGGGTTCTATTTACAAGACGAAGGTTATCAATACCTAATCTTAAATTCATAGGCTTACCTTCTTTCATATGCTCAAATACAGTCTCACTAAACTTCTTTAAATCTATTTTAGGAACAGATTTATTAGCATGATGATAAACAATATCACCATTTGCATCTCTTTCGTATAATGCATCTAAAGGATTTCCGTCGGCTTTTTCTACCCAGTGCTTTCCATCCCACATCATATGGTCACCCTTGATCCACTGCATTGCTTCAATAGAGCCATGAGTTAGAACATCATCAATAGATTCTACTATCTCCCACTTAGTTCTTTCAATTTGTCCACCTCTTTGCTCTTTATTATCACCCTTTTTAGAACCAACTGTTACACTAAACTTGTGCTTATCTTTTATATCTTTCCATCCAGCCTTCTCGTAAGCTTCGCGCAGATTGTCTATACTAATTCTCATAGCAGCATGTCTTTGACCATTGCTTTGGTACATTCTATTCTTAGCAGCCTTAAAGTCTCTTAAAGCTGTAGCAACTTCAAAAAACGGCATACCAAGGCCATCTGGTAATGTTTCATAACCAGTAATCTCACTTAACCTCTGATTAAAAGCGTTAGATTCATCTTCGACCATTTTAACAGCTAAATCCTGCATAGTCCCGTTAACATATTGAATATGCTCAATAATTTGCATAGGCCTACCAACTCTACCTTCACGCCATTCACCATTATAGTTTTGAAACATGCCTCTCTGTTCAAAGATTGTAAACTCTTTAATCATTAACTCTTCATCAACTGTTTTAGGAAACAACATATAATGTCTTTGAGAAAGTTTTACTATACCATCTTTAGTTATTTTACCTGGGCTTACAAACATATTTCCTGACCTTAATTGTCTAAAGAAATTGTTTAATGTTCTATAATCTTGAGTAGTCATAGCATCAACATTTTTACTTAATAAACCTCTGACAATCTTATTTAAACTTGTGCCATCCTCTTTAAATGAAGACCTGTAATGGTTTATATGACCAGCAAGTTCATCAACAAGTGTTACTTCTGCTTGATTTAAGTCAGCTACTGCTTTTTCTCTTAATCTGCCAACACCAACATAGTCTTCTTCCCATAAAGTTTTAGGCACCTCAGAAATACCAACCTCAACTTTTTCAGGTCTTTTAAATATATCTTCAATTTTAAACTCAAAGTTTCTATTATTTCTTGCATTCTTTAACTGCGCACTATATCTCGCTAAAAAGTCTTGTATAGGCTGGTTTTTTATAAAAGGTGAGTCCAAGCCTAATGTTCTAAAAAAAGTCCCAGAATTGTTCTCTTTTAAGTCATTAATATATGGCCTAAGCAAATCTTGTACTGCAGGAGACGCTTCATTAAAAGCATCTAATTTTTGAAAGCCTTTTCCTCTATAATAACTAGACATCATCATAGTATCAAATAAATAAGACTCAGTAGCATTTAGCATGCCTGGATAATCTGTATCTCGATTAGGGTCTAGCTTCTTTTTAAATGCATTAAAAAACTTATACTGTTTAATCCTGTCATTTAGTTTTTCTTGTCTAGAGAATCCCTTCATATCGTCATCCATAGTAAGAATATTTAAAGTAGCTTTCTTTTCTGCATCAGTTAAATTATCGTAATCATCTTTTTGTTGAACTTCAGATAAAGCTTCTCTATTCCTACCTTTTCTTTCTACTTCTTTAATATGCTGAACTTGACGGCCCATAGCATGTATTAAAGCATCAGGAACATTATTATCTTTTGCTCGTTGTAAAGCATATATTAAGCTAACACCAGACGCTCTGTCCATTGCATCAAACTGCATAAACTCTGTCCCATCTCGGTATATCTGATCTAGTACTTGTCTTCTAAATGCTTTTCTCTCAGCCATTAAATTGTTATACTTCATCTGATTGACTCTACGCATGTTTTCTGCAATAGATTTTTTAGTTACAGGAGTTTCAGGCATTATGTCTTCTGCATTAACTTGTACTTCTTTACCTTTACGAGTTTTAAGGTTAAACCTTATGATGTTAAACGCAGTATTTGCTGCATCGCCAGACTGAGTTAGTACAATATCATCAAGAGTTGCTTTATAAGTAAACTTTTCACCTTCTTTATCAGTAGCATTAACCTTAACCTTCTCTCCTACATATAAAGATTTTATTTTATCAATAGCAGGCTGTATCTTAATTGCAGCATGTTGTTGAGGTATACCTTTGAAAGTTTCATTTTCGTATATATTTGTGTAAAAGTCTGCCAGTTTGTTCCCAACAATATCAAAATTATCCACCTTCTCTTGCATAATGTCATTTTTATATCTTCTAGGGTTAAGTCTTTGAGCAAACTTGACACCACCAATGTTTTGATTAAAACGTCCTTTAACGCTGCCAGGTAAAGAATCAAAAACTCTTTCGATTTCTAAGTATTCAATACCATCCTTCTCATCTTTTACATAAGAATCAATTAGTCTATTTCTTTCAGTAGCCGAATACAACTTATGCTTTATAACTGAATTTGTAATTTTAGATATTACAGAAGTAAACCCTGCATTTGTTTGTAAAACACCAGCTCTGTCAAGTATTGTAGAGCCTCTTCCAAGTAATCCACCTTGTACCATTTTTCCGTTATCATCATTATACTGATTTAACTTATTTAAAACTGGAATAACATTGTCATGATACTCTTTATAATTGTCTTCTAATTTTTTTATATCAATTCTACTAATAATATCATCAGTGTAATCTAATGGTTGTAGTATCTTGACCATTTGTGGAAGCATAGTATTTAATTGACCTGGCTCAAGTTTATCTATAGCATTTGCCATTTCTTGTATTTCAGCAGCTCGCCACCTTCTACCTAAAGTATAATTTTTACTAAAATAAGCACTATTAAAGTCTTTAAATATTTTAAATAAGCCTTGCTTAACCTTTGAAGGCTCAAAAGATGCAATTTGGTCTGGAGTAGCATCACCGAAATCAACTTTAAACATACTATTCCAAGATAAGTTAAAGAAATTATCTATACCTACAAGTCCTAGCTCGTCTAGAGGATCAGAACCAAACGCTATTTGTGCTCTTTGCAACTCTCTAGCATAGTCTAAATCTTTTCTAGGCTTAATAGTTATATCAACATCATTACCATCGTTATCTCTATAAGTAAGCTTTTCCATCTGTTCAGGCGTATGTATCAAAGCATCATACATTCCATTAAGTATTTGTTTAGATGATACTGCTGGACCTAAATGAGAACGACCACCAACTGCTTTGGCACCAATATTTAATCTAGAACTAGCAGTATATTTCCCTACTGGGCTTGCACCTAAAGTCCTTTGGTTTGCATCACCTGCCGTAGTAGTTGTTAATAAATCTTGTAATGTTAAAGTCTTAAAGTTTTTATCTGACAATCTTTCCATTATAGATATACTATATGGGTCATCCTTCCCAGCTAATGTTTCTTTAAGCAATTTTATACCTTTTGCAGATATAGGATTAGTTTTATTATCAGCACTTATACCAGTTTCATCACCAGTTGGTGAAAATTCATATTTATTAGAATGATATAAATCTCTGAACTCAGGTTTCATACCAAAGAAAACAAAAGCCTTATCTCCATCTAAGTCTGCTCCGCCTAATGCTTTCATAGTTCTAGGATGAAACACAGCTCCATGGCCATCAACACCTGTAAATCCAGCAAAAGTTAATTGATGAGCACCCGATATACTATCCATAGGTACACGTAATGATATAGTTTTAAAGAAGTCCTGCATTTCTGGCTTAGGATTTTTACCAAATGGACCATATTCCTGCCATATTTCAAGTAAAGTCATTTCTCTATTTTCTTTACCACCTGTTAAAAAGTCTCCAATATTCCATTTAGTTTTCATATACCTATTATCTAAAAAGAATAATTCATCTGCATTATCTACACCATAAGTCTTTTTAAGGTATTTCTTGCCTTTTGCATCAGACTTTAAATTTAAATCTCTAACTCTGCCAACAGTGTTATCTGCTGAACCTTTTTCAACAGCAAGCCATGGATCTAGACCTCTCATTCTAACAGAAACACTATGGTCCCATTTAGGTCTAATAACTCTAGTTACTACAAAAGATTTCATAGCTTCTTGTAAGTAGTTTCTTACGTCTCTATATAAAAATACTTCTAATGAAGGAGACAGCTCAACCATTCTATCTATACCTCTATTCATAGAACTAGCCTCAGCATGAGCAATTTGATACTCACCAGACTCAATTTCTCCAGATGCATAATCTGAATGCAAAGTCTCCATATTTTTATTGAGTACTTTTTTATATAGTTTTGCTACAAAGTCTGAATGTTTAGGAGTTTTTATTGCATCTATAAGGTTACTTAGACCAATCTTATCAATATTGTTTAAAAAGGCATTTTGCTCTGCTTCTGTCAATTCTCCTGAATCTTTTTTTATAGCTTCATCAAATTGCTTATTCATTTCTGGGTCACCTAAATGATGCTGACCTATTGTTTCATCAAAGAACTGCTCTATTATACCTCGCTTAAGAGGGACTCTTGCATGTGAAACTAAGTTTGCCATCATCTGCTTAGGTAATAACTGTGGTTCCATCATATGATTAGTTTGTTTTTCAGATAAACTACCTTTTATAGCACTTAAATTCATTTCATAATAAGGTGCATTATCTTTTCCAGATGTATATTGAACAAAAGGCAATCCTGCTAAGTCTTCAGTCACTGTAAGTTTACCAAAGTCTCTAGAGCCTTTTTCTTTAGCTGCACTATCATAAGCATACATCTCTATACCAGCTTCACGCATGTGTTTAGATGCTGCAGGACTTGCTTTATGAAACATCATTTTACCCAAAAAAGCACCATAAGTTGGGTCTTTATCTACAATAAAAGCTTTATTTTGTCCAGATGATGGTAGGCCAAACGATTCATTCATAGCATCTAATACGTTTTCTTCAACTAGTATCATTCCATCAGTAGCTTCAGTAAATTTAAACGCTTCATCCATATTAGTTAGGTTTTCTAATTCAGAATCTCTAATTAACCTAAATCTAAGTTTCATTTTGTCAGTTATTTTTCTAAAGCCTTGAACCTTTTTAAGTCGTTTAGATAAGTCTTTAATAAAAAATTTGCTATCCATTTCATAGCCATCTGTCATCCATATTTGGTTTCTTTTGTTAAAACCTTTAGCATCTTTTATACTTGAGTTCCTACCTACCCATTTAGCAAAACTTTCACCTTCTGTGGCTAATTTATATTCTACTTGTATAGCAGGTTGTCTTTTACCTCTTTCTAAAACCCTTTGGTAACCTGATTCATCCCAACCCTCAAGTTCAGACCATTTCTTTGCTCCAACTTTAGTAGCATCGACAGCCTCTTTAGTAATCTCAACTAACAGCTTATCTTTACCACTTTTCATCTCAACTATATCACCAACCTCAAGCTTTAACAATTCTAAAGCTTGTTTACCATATCTGGTAGTTGCTGTTCTATCACCACTTCTAATTGTTTCCATGGTGGTTTTACCTTTAAGGTTTGGCCTCATATTATACTTCTCACCTTGACGAACCATACCATCGAAAAAGTTCATAAAGTGACTCTGTTTAGGCTTAGGCAACTTCCTCCCTATCGTAGCATCACTTAATCCATATAATTCTTTTTCCCATAACATATTAGAAGCAAAAGATTTATCAAAATAATTACCAGAATTTTTAATAGAACCTGTATCCGAAAACCTTCCAGAGGCTTCATGATCAGCAACAAATTGCTTACGCATCTCAGTATAATGCGCTTCTAACTCTTTAACAGTATACTCTTTATCAGTAACTGGGTCTTTTAAACCACGAGCTACTATACCTTCAAAGTAGTCTGTTCTTAGTTCCTTATGATTATAATTCTTGGCTTGAGACTCAGGATGCCATTTTAAGAATATCATTCTGCCTGAATCACCCTTACTACCATGATAATAGTAGCCGTCTAATAACGCGGCATTCATTGCTTCAGATTGTACCCTTATAGCATTTAAATCTGCTAAATCCTGGTCCCAAGCTGCATCCCCCCAGTAATTTCTTTTTTTATTAATATCACTCATTGGAATCATTCTAGCATGGTCTTTACCAGTAGACTTGCTTCTCTGTTTCATAATAATGTTGGACATTTCCATTCTTACATTATCAGTGATACCTATATTTTCAGCTGCTATATCAATAGCTTTAATTGAATCGTATTTCAATACATCTTCATTAGCCTGGTTAAGTCTGGATATAACTTTATTACCTTCTTTATCCATACCTTCTCTACCAACGATAACTGGTTCATAACTACCAGATGAGTTTCTTTCAGCTCTACCATCATTGCCTTTAAATACCATTTGTAATTCATATAAAGGTTTAGTTTGATTTTGCCTCATTAATAACTGTCTAAGTTCTTGCCTAGCTTCATTAGTAAAACTCTTTACTTTAAATGCTTTTTCTACATCTTTAATAAACTTATCAGACTCTACAGTAACGTTTTCTTTATTTTCAGCACGTTTTAAATGTTTTCTTAACACTGTACCTAACTCATCTCTAACAGCAGTTATTTTTAATGCTCTTTGACCTTCATCTGTTAAGTCTTTATAAGTGTCTTTTAAATAAGTGTTAACAAACTTTACAGTCTTTCTTTCTATTTCTACTTCTGATAACATACCAATATCACTATCGTCTTTAGCTACCTTGTCATCAGTATATGTAAGGTTAATTAAGTCTTGTTGTTCTAATAAGCTTGCTGCTTTTTCATAAGGGGCTTCAAGTTTTAGAATTTGCTCTGTTAAATATTTATATGTTTCAGGTGCATTTTCTTCTAATTCTTTTCCAAACTCTTTGTCAGCAATTATTTTAACACCAGATTCATCAGCTTTACTTAAATGGTCAAAAGCACCTTTAATGATCCCTTTGTTCTTTGTTAGTTCAGCATCAGTCATACCATCTATATAAAGAGGAAACGCACGTTTATCTAAACCAGACTCTTCTGCAGTTTCTCCAGACTTTTCGACATCTCTATTTACTAAAAATAGTTTACCTTTTTCGTCAGTTCTTTCTTTAACTGATTCTTCATTAATGTTGTCTTCAAAGTCAATACGTTTACCTATTTCAGCAGCCTTATCCATAATCTGCTGCTGTTCTATATCTTGATTAGCAATTTTAAGTTGCATATCACCTTTGTATGCTTGTTCTGCTGTAATTTGGTCACCAGGCTCTAATTGAGTTTCCTGTACTAATCTATCAGTCATCATAGCTTGCTTACCATAGGTACCATGATTTGATAACATGTATTGATATACTGAATCTTTTTCACTGTCTGTAAGTTTATCCCAACCTTCTACTTTTGCTGGGTCATAAACAGATGTATCATAATTATAAGGCTCTCCAGTAGCTGGATTAATACGTTTAGTAGCTTTTGCCTCTTTTGTTGCTAATTTTTCAGTATTTTTAATATGTCCGAACACTTTCATTTGTCCAGCAGTTGTTTCATTAGCACCGAAGTACGCACCTAATAAGTACGAGTAGATTTGTTCTGGAGTCGTTTCACCCCGCAATGTCGATTGCATGCCATCGTATAATGATGACGCTGCCGCTCGTATGACTCTATCTTCTTTTTGTGTTGCATTGAGTACTGATTTACCTGTAAGCGGATCAATTTTTGGTATACCTCCTTTATTTACAAGTTCTGCTATACCTCTAAATGCACCACCTGTAACAGCACCATGTAAACCTTGTTTAAGCATTTCATTTACGCCTAATTGCCAAGAACCAACTGTATTTGCAACACCTAGATTAAAAGCACCTTCTGCAATGTGTTTTGCTTTATCACCTGTAAGGAATTTTGCTACATCTGCAGTAGCACCACTTCTACCTTTAGCAGCTTTTTCTAAGACCTCTCTTGCAACAGGTCCTGCCATTTCAGTAGCTTTTTTAGAAATCATTAATGGTACAGAATTACCACGTAAAGCTTGAGCAGCTTTAACTAAGTTAGCGGATTGTAATATTTTAAAAGGAGCACTAGGAACATAACCGACAAAACCACCAACTTGACCTATAGAACGCATTATACGTTCATAAGGGTTGTTAGTAGCCTCACCTACATTAAATGTTGTAAAACCAGAAAAGAAACCTTCACCTAACTGTCTAACACCTCTTAGTAAGTTAAATTCTGATTCTTTAGGTTGTCTTACTTGCTCTTGTTCAAAGGGAATACTATAATGTGCAGCATGGTCTTTAAGCTGATTTACTAACTGTTCGTTGTATAGATGAGGAGAATTATAATATGC